CTGTATTGTTCGCAATAGGAACTCCCTCTGCATCCCACCGCTTCCAGAACCGGCTCACAATAGGCCGAAACAACTCTTCGATCATACCAGGGTACGCGTCTGTCTGTTCACGGACGATCAAATTGCAAAAGGGACAACGGTCAGCATACAGCTGGCAGTAAGGAACATGACGCGAATGACTGCTCATAAGTTCATTCATTCGTGAGGCTATAAATCTCCGCACAGAACTCGGCGAAGTGGAGTGTTTTGTACTTCTTATAATCCGCTCGCAGTAAGTCCATTTTACAAAGGGCTTCCACCAATTCTAAAAAGAGATCACGCAGTTCCTCTTCATGGGAGGATGTGTGCACCCACTCGCCCACCCTCTCCATCAGTACCTCCTTCGCCGTCATTGTTATCTACTGCCATCAAACGCTTAAACGCAAACTCCTTCGAGACCATATCCTGCTTCTTACGCTCAACAATCCAGCGAAACAGGTCAGAGATAGGACCGGTGTAACTGCTAAGAAGATCCTTGAGCTCCTTCTGCGACAGAGACCAAGGTTTACTCCACGTCTCGGGACGCTGGATCTTGATGTACGAGCCGTCATCCTGAATCTCGAGCTTGTGGAGGTTCTGGAAATTGCCACGACGCAGGATATCGCTCATCTCGTTCTCCACGAACTTCTTGTCCTCGCGGAGCTTGTAGACCTTGGCATTGAGCTCCTTCAGTTCATCATCGAGATTGCGGTACTTACGCACGGCACGGACAAGGTCACGCTGATCCATCCTGGGTATGCCTTTTCCTAGCTGTATAGTTTCTTATCCGTTTTGAATAATGGACCCACGGGAAGTGGAGAAGCTGCGACTAGCTTACAATAAGGAACACCCTCGCGAAAAACCAGTCAAGGCCGGGGATGATATGTGGCAGGAAATCACTCGGCGGATGAAGGATGCGTGCAAGGCAGGAACACCGGAATGTATTGTCCACGCCCTAGTGAAGAAACCGGTCGCCCCCGACAGCTGGGCGTCCAGCGGAACCGAGTGGCTGTCGTCCGATGACATTGACGTATCGCAGAAGGAATACATGAAACTGATCCCCGATTACTACTACACTGGTTCAGTGCCCATTGATTTCGATCTTCACAACGAAACGGGAAAGTGTCTAGTGTCCTCTCTCTGCAGTATGAAGATTTCTGAGCTGTACAAGAAAGGGTACCGCCGTGTAGGAATCGTGTTTAACACCGACCCCAGCGATGGACCGGGCGAGCACTGGATCGCGGCATTCTGCGATTTCCGCGACCATCTGAAACATCCGCGGATGACGTATTTTGACTCGTATGCTCAGAAACCCGAGAAGGAGGTGGCCCGCCTGATGCAGCGGTGGAAGGAACAGCTAGACGATTTGAAGAAGTTCCCGGAGCCTACCGTTCTCTCGTACAACTCCCTGCGGCACCAGTACAAGAACTCCCAGTGTGGAATGTACTGTATCTACTTCCTCCATTGCTGCCTGTTTGAAATCCCCATGGACGAAAAGATTCCAGATGATGTAGTGATGATGATGCGTCCCCTGTTTTTCAAATATAAACAACATCGTAGTAAGAAATAATATGAACATCACTCAGTTCTTATGGGTTGCTGTATGCATTTCTGTTGCATTCCTCGGTGTAGGACTAGCAATTGGAGCCTATGCTCGTATGAGCAATATTCCCCCTGCTGACGTATCGATCACTCAGGCTCTCTCGGTATACTCTGAACTCACAAAAGCCGAGCCACTCGGGTGCCCGAACAAGAATACGCTGGGAGACTACTACGTGTCCAGCAGCGGATACACTATCATTGCCGGAAACACGATCAACACGTACATTGTGACCGACGCTATCACCAAGGTTGTCAAGGGCGGTGCTCGTGTGATTGAGTTGGACGTCTACGCCGTCGACAAGAAGCCAGTCGTCGGTCTGGCCGACGCCAATACTCTCAAAATGACCACGTATAACACTCTCTCGTTCGAAGACTGCTGCGTAACCATCGCCAATTCTGCGTTCAACAGTGCGGTGACACCGGGGCACAGTAATCCCTTCATTCTGTCGTTGGTATTCCACACGTCTGATAACGCTATACTCACCGAGTGTGCCGACACGATGAAGAACACCCTCCGTAAAAACATGCTGAACTCGGAATACTCTTACCAACGCAAGAACTTGGGAGTCGAGCCTATTTGTAATCTGATGGGCAAGCTCGTGATTGTGAGCGGAGAAAACATCAAGGGCAACGGAATGGACGAGCTGGTGAATATGTCCTGGGTCTCTTCGCAGTTGAGGCGTATGACGTACACTCAGGCGTCGCAGACGTTTGATAGCGATGAGCTGATCGAATTCAACAAGCGTAATATTACGCTTGTGGTTCCCGACATGAAAACAACTGCGATTACCAACGGAAATGCGGAAATATGCTTTTCGTACGGATGTCAGTGGGTAGCTATGTGCTGGGGCAGCCTGGACAACGCTATGGAACTCTATACTGGAACGTTCTCGGACAGCTCGTTTGGAATCAAGCCCGACCCGCTGCGTTACAAGCCCACGACGTACCCCGACCCGACGCCCCAGAGTGCGGCTGTCTCGTTCCAGCCGAAGCAGATCAAGTCGCCAATGTACAACTACACAATAAAGTCTAACTAAGGAAACAAATACATATGGAAGGTGGACGCTCTGCATGGTTAAAAGCCGTTATGGCTGCAAAGAAGCCGGGTATGTCGCTGGGCGATGCCATGAAGGCAGCAAAGAAGACTTACAAGAAGGGTGGTGCTGGCTCGTGCGGTGCCACTTCCGGCGGCACGCTGATGGGACAGATGGGCCCGATGGGTGGTCGTCGGCGTGGAACCCGCAGGGTCAGGGGCGGTGCCGATGGGGAGGGTATGCCGGATATTTCCGGGATGGTAGGTCTGGGTAGTAACGGTATGCCGGAGTTGCCCCCGATGGGTGGTCGTCGGCGTGGAACCCGCAGGGTCAGGGGCGGTGCCGATGGGGAGGGTATGCCGGATATTTCCGGAATGGTCGGTCTGGGTAGTAACGGTATGCCGGAGTTGCCCCCGATGGGCGGTCGTCGTCGGCGTGGAACCCGCAAGGGCAAGGGCAAGATGATGGGTGGAACTGCTGCAGGGTTCACGGGCGGCCCGTACACTGGTTCTGACCTTGCCGACGGAATGTCGCGTTTCCCGTCGATGTCGGATGCCACGTGGAAGGGTCCCTCTGAGCTCACGGGCGGACGCCGCCGCTCTCGTCGTGGAGGTGCGTTTGCTCCTTCCACGGATGGCAATCCTGCCGAGCTGCCGTACGCCAAGCCGTCCGTCGCCCCCGACACGGCTGTAGGTGTCAACGGAACGTTCGATAAGAGCGGATCTCAGCCTGTCGGGTTTGGCGGACGCCGCCGCCGGCACACGAAGAAGGGAGGCCGTCACCGCCGGGGACACCGCGGAGGCAATCAGACGTTGGGATCGGCGATGGTGTACGGTGCTGCCTCCAGCGAGGCCGCGGCCGCTGCTCGCCAGGCCGCTGCTGACCGCAACGGATACATCTGAACTCCTCAGAGTTTCTTGAACATATCGTAGACGTCGTTCTCAATCCTGAACCGATCGAACTTTCTGGACAGACCCGTATAACATGCCAAAAACCCCCACTCGTGCGAAAAGGTAGGGACGTAAACTGTATCAAACACTGGATCAACCTTAAATAGTTCCTTCATGAGATGCTTACACTCTTTGATGAACACCCAGTTCGGGTGATTCTCAGACAGTGACACTGGACCCACATGGGCGGAAATGATACCGTTGGGGTTCAGGATTCCCGGGAGTTGCTGCAAGATATCAAAGTAAAGAGTTTCCATCGTATCTCCGTCGGGATCGGGGAGGTCAATGATGATACCGTCGTACCGGTTCTCAGTCGACTTTACGAACTGAAGTGCGTCTTCGGAGATGTACGTTGTCCGAGGATTCAGAAGAGAGTCGCAGTTCTCCGGTAGGTTCGTCATCGCGAAGCTGACGAACTGGCGGTCCCAGTCGACTATTGTAATGCTTGAAGTGTACGGGGATTTGTATAGGTTTCGAGCCGCCATCCCATCCCCTCCCCCCAAGATCAGAATGTTCCGGCACTGAGTGAAGAGCGGCTGTGTGAGCAGATAATGATACCTGTGCTCGTCCAGCGTCGAATACTGAACCTCCTCGTCCATGATCAGCATGTTCCCGTGGTACCGCGTCTTGACATACTGCACGTGGCTGTAGGGTGTCAAAAAGTCGTGCAAAACCTTGACCACGTCGTAGGTCACTGTCTGTCCGTACTGGCTCTTTTCGGACATCAAAGCAGTTCTTCCACACGAAAGGAATATTGCTCGTCGTTTATTCTTCTACAACTTGATGCCCGTAAATTACCCTTACCACATCGAGATATCCTCGATCTTGCACTCGGAGTCTCCGACCGCATACGCCGAATCAACCTTCTGCTTGATCTGATCAGAGTAGTCCACAAACGCCTCGTCTGTACCCTCGGGCAGTCGAGTCTCATCCAGCAGAATGTCGACGAATCCCGTGCCGCAGGGAGGCTTCTGGCCGAACATGATATTGGCCGACACGCCCTTCATGGGATCAAACTCGGCGGAAACGGCTGCATTGAATAGAATCTTAGACGTCTCCTCAAACGACGACTTCGCCAGCACGCCATTGTCATGCATGTACATTCCGAAACGGTTCACCGATACGAGGCGACCCTGGTACGTCATGGCGTCCATGAGCACAGACATGTGATGGTAGTTGGTGTACGACTCGGCAAACACCTCTGCGAACTCGTCCAGTAGAGCCTGACGAGCAGCCTCCACGCCAAGAACATCGTACACTTCGTGGATATGGTTGCTGAATGTCCGGGTAGGATCGACGTTGTCGCGGCCGAGGAGCTCGTACAGGTTGGCACCCTCTACATCCAAGACATGCTGCTTCTTGGACACGTACGAGTTTGCTTTCTCGTCCCATACCAGCTCGCGATTGACCTCGCGGGGGATCACGCGACCTACGCCGTCAATGCCGGTGATGACGACATCGAGAACCCGCTCCTCGAGGAACCGCAGGGAGAGGAGGTTCTTCACCACATCGTCGGGGAAGACGATCCGCATGACGAGTTTGTTGGAGTTGGCGTCGGAGTACACACACTGCAAGATGTGGAGACCAGCCTGGCCCAGCTTGTCCTGAATTGCCACGGGATCAAGGACGTTGCGTGCAGCCATCTCCGTCTCGTCGAACTCTAGACGCATGATCCACTTGGACGCACAGTCAACTGGATTGGCAGTGGAGAACTGCTGGAACCGCTGAAGAATCTCGCGGTCTTCGGACACAACTGTCTCCGTTGTCAGCGGGAAGGGATCGTAGTACATCCGCACGGACTTGGTAATATCGCGAACCGTAGTCTTCTGGAGCTCGCGGGCGACCATGATCGCCCGATCGAGACTGTCACCGTCGGCGGGCGTGAGGTACACGAAATTCAGGGGCTTCTTAGGGCTCTTGGAAATACCCAGGAGCTCCTGGATACGGGGCACACCCTGCGTCGCACCGGCCTTGACCGTACCAGCCGAGTGGAAAGTGTTGAGTGTCAACTGCGTGGTAGGCTCACCGACCGACTGGGCGGCTAGGGCACCCACCATCTCGCCAGAATGCACTTGGCTCTTGATGTACTTGTACCGCACTTCGCGAATGACCTCGTCGAAGATGGCCTTGGTGAAGCGGTGCTCGAGAATGCAGCGGCGGGGAGCAAGGTAGAAGCGGAGGAGGCAGTGGAATACACGATTGGGA